GTACACCCTCAGTAATACTCCCAAATGATTTCTTAGAGATTATATCACTGTACTACGAAGACACTGAGCTTCAACGTATACCCATGTCGAAGTACAGAGCTGTGGCAGTTAGCCCAATCCAAGGAAGTCCGACTACATTCATCCGTCAGCAGCAAAACCTGTTTTTACACCCAGAACCAGCATCAGGTAGTCTAGTTTTGTACTATTATGCTGAGTTTGCGCCGATGGTTCAGAACACAGATGAGAACACACTAGCTGCTGTAGCTCATGACTTAATTATCTACGCTGCCCTGACATATGCCGCTGACTTCTACTTAGATGAACGTGCGCCTTTGTTTGAGACAAAGTACAACCAGTTCCTGTCTGAGATTCAAGAGCAAGCAAACGATCAAGAGATGAACGGTGGTATCCAGTCCATCCAGCCAACGTACACGTTTACTGATTACCAATCGTCTTACAATACGAACTAAGAGGCAAACATGGCAAACAGCAGTTTTTATAAAAACGTAGGCACATCGAGCCAACTACAAGGCTCCGCAAGTGCATCAGCCGCCGCAGCCGCTGCTTCAGAACAAGCTGCGGCAGCTAGTGAGAACGCAGCACAAACCTCAGAAACCAATAGTGCCGCAAGTGCCGCAGCAGCCTTAGTAAGCAAGAACACAGCGGCAAACAGCGCAGCTTCAGTCGGCGCAGACGCAGCAGCGGCGGCAGCTTCTGCTACAGCTTCTGCATCTTCAGCCACAACTGCATCAGGCCACGCGACAAGTACATCTGCCGATTCCACGCAAACTGCTGCTGATAGAGTGCAAACTGGCCTAGACCGGATTGCCACAGCAGCCGATGTAGTCCAAACAGCCGCAGACCGTGTGCAAACTGGCCTCGATGTTACTTCGACAACAAACTCTGCGCTTACAGCTATAGGCGCAAGACAACAAGCCCAAGTCGCTGAGACTAACGCAGCAGCTTCAGCTACATCGTCATCTGCCGATGCCACAGCTACCGCTGCCGATAGAGTGCAAACAGGTTTAGACCGTACCGCTACAAATGCCGATGCCGTTGCTACGGCAGCAGATCGCGTTCAAACTGGACTTGATGTTACAGCAGCCGGAACTAGCGCAACCAACGCAGCTACAAGCGCATCAGCATCTTCAGCATCTCAGGTGGCGGCAGCAGCTTCGGCAGCAGCGGCAGAAAACAGCTATGACCAATTTGACGACAGATATCTTGGGTCACTCACTGGATACGCTACTGCTCAGACTGGCCCTGCGCTAGACAATGACGGAAATGCCTTGGTCAGTGGAACTTTGTTCTTCTCAGCCGATGCAAATGAAATGCGTGTGTACGATGGAACAGGGTGGATTGCAGCTTCTTCGGCTGGGTCAGCCAGCTTAATCAACTACTACTACACAGCTACTTCTGCCCAGACCACATTCAGCGGCTCTGACGACAACAGCAATACTCTTAGCTACACAGTAGACAATCTGATTATCACCAAGAACGGTATCGTGCTTGAGGATGGTACTGACTATACAGCCAATAACGGAACAAGCGTTGTTCTGGCTGTAGCAGCAGCGGTAAACGATGAAATCAATATTGTAGCTTTCAAGTCATTCACTACGGCTGATATGGTTAGTAAAACGAATGGCGGCGCATTTGTTGGCAACGTAGACTTTGGTACTGGTATTGACGTAACAGGCAACATCACAGTCACAGGCACTGTCGATGGGCGTGACATTGCAGCAGATGGCACAAAGTTAGATGGCACAGCATTGTTGAGTGGTGCGACCTTCACAGGCGCAGTTACAGCTACAAGCTTCACAGGTGATGGCTCTGCCTTAACAGGTATCCCAACGCCAACTCTTACCAGTCTTGGCATTGACAACCACGACCAGCTTACAGTTGCTGCTAACGGTAATGTTAATACTGCCGGAACATATAGCATTGGCGGCACGACAATATTAGCGTCTAACGGCATCTATGTTCCAAAGTTGGCTTCTAACCCAACTGGACTTGGCGCAAGTGACGCTGGGTACACATTTTACAATACCGCAGATAATGTCATGCTGCACTGGAATGGTAATAAATTCTTACAGATGTCTAATAAGTTTACTGCAACTGGCGGCACTGAAAGCACCTATTTAGTAGGCGGCGTAACTTATAAGTCGCACACCTTCACTTCATCTGGGACTTTTCAAGCGGAAGGCTTGGGAGTTATTGACATAATTGTAGTCGCTGGTGGAGGTGGTGGTGGTTGTGCCTCTGGCGGTGCCGGTGCTGCTGGTGGTGGCGGTGGTGCTGGTGGCTGTATTGTCTCGACTGCTGTTTCTGTAACTGCTGGCTCTCATTCAATTATAATTGGTGCTGGCGGTGGCGGCTCAAGCAACAACTCTCAAGGTTCTGGAACTGGTGCTAATGGCGGTGATTCATCGGCACTTAGCAGCATCTACACAACTGGTGGCGGCGGTGGCGGCTCAAGAGACACGCGAGGTAACGATGGCGGGTCAGGTGGCGGCACAAACCACGGTGATACATTTACTGGTTCTGGCAACGCTTTCGGTTCTGGTGTCTCAGGCCAAGGTAATAACGGCGGCAACGGTGGTAACGATCCAAGCCCATCAGTAGGTAGCGGCGGCGGCGGCAAAGGCAGCGTAGGACAAACAACCTCATTTACTTCCACAACCATAGGTGGTGATGGCGGGGACGCATTAGCAAATGCTTTCCGCACAGGTACAAACGAAAACTATGCTGGCGGCGGTGGCGGTGGTGGTGGCTTCAATGCTGGAGGTGCTGGCGGTGGAAACGTAGGCGCAGATGGCGCAGATGGTGTTGGCGGCACATCCACATCTCGCTCTGTTTCTGCCCCTAACAACGCAACTGCAAACCGTGGTGGCGGCGGTGGCGGCTCATCAGGAACTGGCAACGGCTCAAATGGTGCAAGTGGCATCGTAGTTATAAGGTACGCAGTGTAATGGCACATTTCGCAAAGATACAAAAAGGCATAGTGACACAAGTTATTGTTGCTGACCCCGACTTCTTCGACACATTTGTAGATGACAGTGCGGGTGAGTGGATACAGACATCCTATAACACTAGAGGCGGTCAGCATCCAGAAGGTCGCCCATTGCGTAAAAACTACGCTGGCATTGGTTTTACTTATGACAGCAAACTAGATGCCTTTATCCCGCCCCAGCCTTATCCAAGCTGGACTGTCAATACGGACACTGGACTTTGGAACGCACCAACTCCACGCCCCAATGATGACGGTGAGTATCAATGGAACGAAGACACCCTGTCTTGGGTGGAAATAGTGACGGAGTAACCTAATGACAAAAGCTAATAATCTCGCGTCACTGCTGGACGCCAACGGAGATGTTGTGTCTACAGCCTTGGACAACGTGCCAGCATCCAATGACGCATCTGCATTAAGCACAGGCACTCTGCCAGACGGTAGATTTCCTGCAACCTTGCCAGCCGTGTCAGGTGCAAACCTCACTGGTATCCAAGCTGGCGCAGGGTACTTCGATGGGAACAACGGTGCTGGTGGAGACACCACAAATGGCAAGGGTGACATCTTCCGCGTTCACTCGCAGACACTCACTTCAAATGTAACCATAGGTGCTACAGACAACGCTTTGGCTGTTGGCCCTCTAACGCTTGGCAGTAACGTAACACTTACTGTCAACGGAAATCTGACGGTGGCGTAAATGGCTTCGATATTAAATGTAGACCAGATAAACAATGCGGCGGGTACGTCTGCTGTCACGATTGACGCAAGCACAGGCAAGCCATCGTTTCCGAATGGTGCGATACTGCCAGCGGGTAGTGTTATTCAAGTTGTTAATACATTAAGTGACACACGAACATCATCAACAAGCACATCTTACACAGCCGCAACCGATCTTGCAGCAACCATAACGCCAACTTCTAGCTCATCAAAGATATGTGTTCAGTATGATGTGTCTTATCGAGTCTACAATAATGCGGGTAACGACTCTATGATGGTCATCGGTATTTCAAAAGATGGTGGAAGTACCGTTTTGGCTCAAAACAGACTTAGGTCGTATGATTACGGCGGTAGTGGTTCAATTACAGAATCAAGCGTGTCTATCTCTTTTCTAGATTCACCAGCTACAACCAACGCACTTACATATCAAGTGTATATTAAACTCACCGCTGGTCTCAATGCTACCATAAATAATGATACTCCAGAGGCGAATAGTAGCGTCACCCTAATGGAGATTGCCCAATGAGCCAGCTATACGTTGATACAATCACCGAAAAGACGGCTGGCAACGGTGTGCAGATTGCGGGTCACGTTGTGCAGGTTGTAAGTGCTTCTAGCACTGGCGTTCTATCTACAAGCAGTCAGTCCTTTGCAGATTTGCCGGGAATGAGTGCTTCAATAACGCCCAAAAGCTCAACCAGTAAAATCCTAATTACCTATGTTAATCACATTTACGTCGCGCAGATTTCCCCTGCTAACACTTGGCAAGCAGGTTGCATAAACCTTTTAAGAGATAGCACCTTAATCAGAGAAGAAGGTACGGCTGGATTCCCTATGGCCCACCATACTTCTAGTACAACCGACAGGTTTATGGATTATCAAACGATCGTTTATCACGACAGTCCAGCGACTACTTCTGCCATAACATACAAGGTGCAGGGAGCGGCTAAAATCTCAAACGGTCTTATTCTCTTCAACCAGCCAGCATATGCGTTAGGCGGCACCATAACTCTTATGGAGATTGCACAATGACGAGTATTCTGAAGGTCAATCAAATCCAGAACACGGCGGGTGGCGTACCGACTGCGGGTGACTTGGGGCTGAATGTCACTGGTAGTGTGCTTCAGGTTGTCCATAACACACAAACTGGATTTGGTTCTTCAACAACAACCCTGACTTATGTGGACACAGGTTTGTCTGTCAGTATCACACCATCTTCTACCAGCAGTAAAATATTGGTTTTTGTAAACACAAATGTTGCTGCAAATAGACACAGCGGAAATGTGGCTAGGTATGACATTAGATTAGTAAATGGCGATGCAAGCGTCATAGGTTGTGACAAGCGTTACATTGGAACTGATTATCAAACGTCAGGCAACTTATCACTCATAGACGCTTTACAAGGTTATTTTAGCCCAGCTTCAACAACCGCTCAAACCTTTAAGGTTCAAGCTCGAATTGCAGCCGGTTATAGCAGCCAAGCAAACAATATCGTTCTGGCGTGGTACAATAACTCAATTCATACCATTACAGCTATGGAAATCGCAGGATAAACAGGAGTAAACAAAATGAGCATATCACAAGCCTTAACCGAACTAGGCATCACCGAATGGGTGTTGCGCGGTGAGCCAACCACTGAGGCTGAGTTCAACGAGATGTTCCGCAAGGTCACTGGCGCAGACGCTAACGGTTCAGCTATCGAAAGCAGCAATGTGGCTGACTGGGGTACTGACTGGGCAACCGTCAACGCAAAGGCAGCAGAGCTTCGCGCAGCAGAGCCACTGAATCTACTCCGCGCCGAGCGTGACCGTTTGATTGCAGCTACCGACTGGTGGGCGTCTAGCGACCTCACAATGACCGCCGAGCGTACAGCATACCGTCAGGCACTGCGTGACATCACCGACACCGCCACATCGCTTGACGATGTAGTGTGGCCAACAAAGCCGGAGTAAGAGATGAGCCGAGCAAGAGACTTTGCGGATTTAGCTGGCGGCAACCTAGATGTTGCTGGTGAGGGTATCTTGCGGCTGCATGAGGTGCAACTAGACACCAGCGTCACAATACCGACAAACACAAACGGCCTCTGCGCTGGGCCAATAACACTGGCAACCGGCGTGGTTATTACAGTAGCGACAGGCGCTACACTGGTGGTGGCGTAATGAGTGAACTAAGAGCAGACACAATCACTGCCAGCGATGGCACAAGTCCTGTCACGCTGACTGGTCAGTATGCCGCAAAGGTGTGGATAAATTTCAATGGTCAGAACACTGTAGCAATTCGTGGAAGCGAAGGCGTTTCTAGCCTTTCGGACAATGGGACTGGCGATTACACTATTAATTTTTCTACTGCAATGGTTGATGTAAATTATGCTGGTGGCGGTATAGCACAATCTTATGACGGTAGTAATGCTGGCTCATTGCAAAACTTGTCGGGTTATGCGCTTGACTCTGCTCAAACAACAACATCTTTGAGGGTTTCTTCGCAGTACCAGAACGGCAGCGCAAGAGACCCATTCAGAGCATTGCTTACGCTAACGAGGTAAAAAAATGAGCGAAATCAAAGTAGATACCCTCACAGGCAAGACCTCCGTTGGTGACATCACAGTGACAAGTGAAGGCGGTGCGGCGACTATGCAGTTGCAGCAGGGGATGGCGAAGGCGTGGGTGTTTTTTTATCAAACATCACAAGTTATTCAAGGAAGTTTAAATATTTCTAGTTTAACAGATGCGGGTACAGGAGAATCGTCATTATCGCCTTTGAATCCAATGTTAAATGGTACTGATAATGTAATAACAGTTACCATTGGCAGCGGCTATTCTAATAGAAACGGTGTTTTTAATTTACCTAGAACAACAGTTATAAAACTTGAGGTTTTTAGGATTGATAATCTTTCAGTATCAGACGCTGTAGAAATATCGTCATCAGTTCACGGGAGTCTCGCATAATGGCTGGAAAAATCGTAGCAGACCAAATTGAACACAGCACCGCAGGTTCTCTGGATACTCAATATGTGGTCAATGGTAGTGCGAAACATTGGGCAAACATTTCTAACGGTGGAACTGTCGAAGATAGTTTTAATCAAAGCAGTATTGTAGATAACAATCCAGCAGATTGCACTTATAACTTCAGCAGCAATCTATCTAATGGTTTATATGCAAACTCTGGTTTAACAACTTACGATATTTCTACTAATCCATTTAGAACACTAGCTTTTTATGGCACTGACCCAACCAGTGGATTGTTTAGAACAAAAGGGTTTTATAGCACCACGTTGTCACCAAACGATATGACAACATCTACGGTCATGACACACGGGGAACTTGCCTAATGAGCCAAACACCATCATTCAAAGGCACTCACCTGTTTGACCGTCTGTGCTGGGCAAAGGAAAACCTAGAGCCTGTGCAAACAGACTATCGTGTAGTCTATGAGGACAGTGTAGACGAGTGCGCCAAGGTGCTTGTTGCAGACCCGAACTGGCTAAGTTGTGCGCTACAGGGCGGTATCTTACCACCTGTGTGGGTGTATCATGAGTTGGCAAAGGATGAAGCCGCTGAGGGCTTTACTAAGCACACCAGAGGTTATTTGCTGCATGAGACTGAGCCAATGCCAGCGATGACTGAAGAAGAAGCTATCGAATATCTAATTATGAAAGATTGCCCACAGTCTGTATGGCAGTCGTGGGATAGCGGCAACAAGCCGAAAATGGTAATATGCAAGTCAGAGCAATTACCTAAGACGCGCCAATGGCGTAATAGCTGGCGTATCAGCGATGAACTTAATCTAGCCGCATAGGAGTATCCGATGGCTGTAGCAACTTATATCGTAGACAAATCCGGCAATCAGGTCGATGCGTCTACAGCAACTGTACCGGCCAACCGCGCCTTTCGCGGTGCGTGGGTGCTGTCAGGCAACGTAATCAGCGAGGACTTGACCAAGGCCAAGGAAATCTTTGCCGACAAGGTGCGTGAGGCTCGCACACCGCTTCTGGACGCCCTCGACACAGATTACATGAAGGCACTTGAGACAAGCGCTGACACAGCCTCTATCGTGGCTTCAAAGCAAGCCCTGCGCGATGCCCCAACTGCTGGTGACGCAGCCACTACCATTGACGAGCTAAAGGCCGCTTGGCCTGCCGCTTGTGGTGATAGCCCTTACTAGGAGCAAGTCATGCAGATGACCAGCCTTGTAGATATGTTGCTTGGCCTTGTGGCGGCTGCCGGTGCTTGGTGGATGAGCGAAACCAGCAAAGAGCAAAAGCGCATCAACATCTTGCTGAACAAGACGCGTGAGGAGTACGCCTCAAAAGAGGATGTGCGCTCTGACATGCGTAACGTGATGGACGCATTGCACCGCGTTGAGGATAAGCTCGACAAAGTCCTGAGCAAGTAGATGTTTAAGGCGATTGTCCTAGCCTGCGCGATAGCAAACCCAACCGACTGCATTGAGTTTCACGATACACGCGGCCCATACGATACCCGCGCTGCCTGTGAACGCCGCGCTATGGAAATGGGGCGTGACGTTGGAGAGATGACCCACGGCCTTATGCCTAAAAAATGGCGATGCCAAGCACTCAAGAAAGGAATGCTGTCATAGACCCAATTACCATCACAGCAGCCGTCAGCGGGGCTACAGCGGCTTTTAACACTATCCGCCAGATGGTGTCGGCAGGCCGGGAGCTGGAGAGCTGCATCGGTGACGTGTCGCGCTGGATGAAGGCGGCCAGCGACATCGACCAAGCCGAAAAACAGGCGAAAAACCCACCGCTGTTTAAAAAGCTGAAGGGCTCTGACGCAGTCCAAAGTGACGCTTTGCGCGTTTACGCCGCGAAAAAGAAGCTGGAAAGCCAACGCGCCGAGCTGAAGCAATATCTGCAAATGACGTATGGCCCGCAGGCTTGGGCTGACCTAATCC